GCTGTACAGTTCGGGAAGGGCGAAGATAACAAGGCGGAGCAGATGCTTTACCTTGCCGTCGAACAAGGTTATGAGCCTACCCAAAAACAAAAGGTAGAGCCTATGACTTTGAAGGCGCTTTACCGGGAGCGTATTGAGGCCGGCCTCGATATGCCCTCGGATTTCTTTCATACTTTTGTGAAAGATCAAACTAAAATTAGCCGGAAATCATGAATAAGGAGAAAAGAACCATGAACCAAGAGCAATGGAAACAAATGGGCCAACGCGAAAAAGTTGTTTGGCTCGTAGACAACGATGCGTGGAAAGGCGTTTTTACACCAGAACAAAAAGAACAAATTCGTTCTTATGGTTTTAAAATGTTACCACAAAAAGAAAGTAAAATGAGAGGTATATTAGAAGAACTGTTAATGGGTGGTGAACCCACTTCTTTACATCAGTTTTTAGACCACAAAGTAATGGGATTACCTGCTTATATTTACAGTCTTAAAGCTATGGGTTGGAGTATAAAAAACCTTAAAAACAAAGGTCAACCAGCTCAGTATCAACTAGATCCTATGGAGATATCTAATTATAGAGAGGGTAAAATTTTGTTAATTGAAACAAAAATTAACACTCCAAAATTTGATCATGGAGATGACGATGATGATGGGGGTTCAAGCCCTGAAGGTAGTTATGTTCCATCAAGAGATAAACAATCATTTAACGTAGGAGGACTAGTATAATGAACCAAGTAGCAGAAAAAAAGAAGACGGACGTAGCTCTAGCGAGCATGTTCGAACAAGATGCTAACACAGCAATAGGAGAAATGGGAGCCGAAGATTTTGCTTTACCATTCTTACGAGTGTTAGGACAACTGTCACCCGAGACAAACAAACGGGATGCCAAGTATGTAGAAGGCGCAGAGCCAGGTATGATATTCAATACCGTGACTAAGCAGACATATGATGGTGAGAAAGGTATCAACATAATTCCATGTTATTATAAACGTGAGTATGTTGAGTGGTCGGATAGAGGACAGGGCACAAGTGCTCCTGTTGCAATTCATGCGGCCAACAGTGGTATCATCAAGCAATCTAAGCGTGATGCAGGTTATAAAGATAGACTAGACAATGGTAACTATCTTGAGAACACAGCATCATACTTTGTGTTGACTGAAGATATGCAAACAGCATTGATTTCTATGAAGTCAACGCAACTTAAAGTAAGTCGTAATTGGAATGCAATGATGGCCAGTATCAAACTAAAAGGTAAAAATGGTTTGTTTACACCAGCGGCTTACAGTCACGTGTATAACCTTAAAACAGTAGAGCAATCAAATGACAAGGGAACTTGGTTTGGTTGGAGTGTTGAAAAGGTTGGACCTGTACAAGACAAAGCAATGTACGAGTCCGCAAAAAGTTTTGCTGATAGTGTTTCTACGGGAGACGTGAAGGCAAAACATGGTAATGACAGTACAGAATCTAAGGAAGACGTACCGTTTTAACCATGGTGTAGCCCCTAGTTTACTCCCCCGTACTGGGGGCTACGAGAAAGGATTATATATGATTGATGAGGAAAAGACATGTATTAAATGTGGCACTACATTTAGAATACATCATCCATCACAAAAACACAAAAAATATTGTTCAGCACCATGTAGTAATGGTTATTACAATAAAACAAATGAGAAAGTTAGAAAGAAGAAATGAAGTTTAGAGAAATATTTGAGGGCAACAAAAGCGCGTATGGTCAGCTAGTTTTATCTGGTGAAACTACAGACAAAGGCAAGGCCATAGGAAAAGCATTTATAAAACGTGAACCAATACCAGATACTTTTTGGCAAGACCATCTTGATGGTAAAGAACCTGCACTAGGTGTCATACCTATCAATGAAGAAAACGAGTGTCGTTGGGGTTGTATTGACGTTGACGAGTACAAAGGTTTAGATCACAAAAAAATAACAGCCTCTATTAAGTCCCATAAATTCCCATTAGTCACATTTAGATCAAAATCTGGTGGTGCACATCTATTTTTATTTGCAACAGAATACATACCGGCTGCATTGATGCAGTCAAAACTAAAGATGATGTCAGAAGCTTTAGGTTATGCAGGTAGTGAGATATTTCCAAAACAAACTGAAATATTAGTTGAACGTGGTGATACAGGTAACTTTTTAAATTTACCATACCATGGTGGAATTAGGGGATTGCGCTATACTTTTGATGCAGAAGGCAACGCGGCTAGTTTAGAATCATTCTATTCTATATATGATGAATGGGTACAGACACGAGAACAGATAGAAGCGATAGTTGCTGTAAAAAAAGTTGAAACTAACGAAGCGTTTAAAGATGGACCACCTTGCTTAAATAAATTAGCGGACGAAGGTTTTGGTGAAGGATCACGAAACAACGCATTATTTAATGTAGCTGTGTATCACAAGCAAGCTAACCCAGACACATGGGAGAACGATGTGATGTCGTCTAATCAAAAGTACATGGATCCACCATTAAGTTTTCAAGAAGTAAAACAGTTGATGAATTCTATTGGTAAACGTGGTTATGATAAATACAGATGTAAAGACCAACCAATATGTGGTGTGTGTAATGCTGCAAAATGTAGAACAAAAAAGTTTGGTGTAGGTTTTGAAGAAGAGCAGATGCCAGAATTTGGTACGTTGTCAAAAATAAACTCTAATCCACCACAATGGTTTTTAGATGTAGACAGCAAGAGAGTAGAATTAAAAACAGAACAGTTACACAATCCTAATTTGTTTGCGATAGCAGTATTAGATCAAGCAAACATTGTATCACCAATACCAAAAGCAAAAGATTGGAGAGAGGTATATGTAAAACCTTTAATGGGTAATCTACAAGAGATAGAACCTCTTGAGTCATTAAGTCCACAAAACCAAATAGAAAATTTATTGTATGACTTTACAGTGCACAGAGCGATAGCGCGTACAAAAGATGACATACTTAATAAAGCTGCATGGACTGACGAGGGCTACACTTATTTTAGAATGGAAGACTTTTATAGTTTTGCAAAAAGAAATAACTGGGAACTAGATAAAATAAAAACGGGTAACTTAATTAAACAATTAAAAATATTTGAAGAAGAAGTTAGAATGACTTTAAAGAATCAAACACCAAGAGTCGTTAAGATCAAAGCGATGAAGACATACAAACCAGATGTGTCTCATGTTACGTATCAAGAGAGTCCGTTCTGATGAAGACTATTATTTTAGGACCACCAGGTACAGGTAAAACAACTACACTATTAGATTTAGTAGATCAGTTTTTAAAAGCCGGTGTTGATTCTAAAAGAATAGGATATTTTTCTTTTACACGTAAGGCCGCAGAAGAAGCATCAGGTAGAGCTGCAGAGAAGTTTAATCTTGATGCACAGGACGATTTACCTTTTTTTAGAACATTACACTCGCTAGCATTTAGAACACTAGGTGTAAAACGTGAGCAGGTTATGCAGACACGTGACTACAAAGACTTTGGGTCTAAAGTTGGTATTAGCATAAGAATACAACATGCAAACAATTCTGATTCTGACGGCACATTTACATCTGACAATGAATACCTGTCATTGATAAACAAAGCTAGAGTTACAGAGCGTGATGTGATGGATTTGTATGATGATAACAATCACTATCTTGATATTGAACGCGATACATTGTATTTATTAGACCGAGAACTAAAGCGGTATAAGCAAGAGAAAGGAATGATAGATTATGCTGACATGTTACAAAGATTTGTTGAACAAGATGTATCACCATCTTTTGACGTATTATTTATTGACGAGGCACAGGACCTCTCACCTTTGCAGTGGCGAATGGTCAGGTCTCTTTGGTCGAAAGCTGACAAGACCTACATTGCAGGGGACGATGATCAAGCTATATTTAAATGGGCTGGTGCTGACGTTGATTCTTTTATCGCTCTTAAAGAAGAAGTAGATCAGATCGACACACTAAAACAATCCTACCGTATTCCTGGTGGACCTATACACGAGCTATCACAAAGCATAATAGAACGCGTCAACAATCGTTTTGATAAAACATACAGGCCACGTGAAGCTGTTGGTAAATTGAACAGGTATTCAGACATTACACAAGTGGACATGAGCGAAGGCGAATGGTTAGTGTTGGCATCTGCAAATTATTTTTTAGATGATGTAAAAGATTTATGTGAGCTGCAGGGGTGGTATTTTTCTCACAAAGGACGAAACTCTATACCTGTAGATTTATTAATGGCCATACAACATTGGCAAGAATGGTCAAAGGGTGGTATGTTAAATGTTATACAAATAAAAAATATTTATTCTTATCTTGGTGACAACGTAACACGCGGTTACCGCACCGGTAAAACGATGAACAATGATTTGACATATACACAAGAAGACTGCATCGCGGAACACGGATTGCAAACTAATAAAGTTTGGTACGAAGCATTTACAAAGATAGATACAAACACAGAGAATTACATACGAAACATGTTAGCGAACAAAGAAAAGATTTCGCAAACACCACGAATTACAATGTCAACTATACACGGAGCGAAAGGAGGTGAAGCGGATAATGTATTATTACTTCCTGATATTACTAAGTCTAGTGTTGATCAAAACGATCGGGAACCAGACGAGCTACACAGGTTATTTTATGTAGCAGTGACAAGAGCAAAAGAAAATTTGCATATACTAGAACCAAGAAATTATGAAAGGGCATACGTGCTATGAAGTCATTAAAAAAACAAATCGGTGGTAGTCACTACAACCGATACGAGATACAACCCGCGGAATTCATCAATAAAAACAAATTGTTATTTGCTGAAGGAAATGCTATAAAGTATATCATGCGCCACCCACACAAGGGAAGCGGCAAGCAAGATTTAGAG